ATGGTGCACCAGTAACCCTTCCTCATCAGTCTCTTGATCATCTGTGGTTGGTTGGCGATGTTGTACATGAAGGTCCTGTTGGCACCGAAGTATATGGCCTCCGCTTTGACTTTCTCTGCCAGCGCCACGATTTGATCGAAGAACAGATCATTACGTGCCAGGAACAGTGTCTGTTTGCCGTATGCCGGAGTGTGTTCTATCTCTAGTCCTGAAAAAACACCTACACTGTCACTCTTGCCTGTTTTGTAATCTCTGTCCATGTCTTATTATACTATGTGTTGGCTATCTTGTCAAGGTGGCTTTGGCCCGGGCTATGGCGTCCTTGATCATCAACTTGGTTCTTTTCAATCTAGAGAGCACCTCCTTGCTCTCAGAACTCCTGTCCTTGAGCCTGTCCTTGGTAAGCTGTGCCACTTTCTTGTCTAGATATTGATGCTCGTCTTCGAGTTTCTTGAGTTTTTTGCTTTTCTTTCTTTTTGTTACCATATTGTCCTCCTATTCAAATAAAGAACTGAAATTGTTCGTGCCCTTGCCACCACCCGTTGCCCTGGCCCATCTGTTGCCCCTGATGTCTGCTAGGTAACTTGATGCACTTGCGATGACATCCATTGGCTTCTCTGATGTGAATACTTCTTCAACAAAGGTGTTAAAATATAGTATGTTCCTTGGTACATAAATGCTAGGTTCATCTGTCTTGTCACTGGCCTTCGTTTTACGCCAGTGTTTGACTTCTGGTCTGTGTTTCAAAGATTCTATGTCATTGAGATCGTTTGCGATCTGTATGGCCCTGATCTGGTTGTACACGTTGTGTGCCATCATGAGCACATAACTGAAACTGTCCCAACTGGTTGCACCGACCTTGCCGTTCTTATTGAGATCATTCTCACCGTAGTAACAAACATCGCCCATGTTTAACCTACGACCTATTCCGCTGTCAAACGGAAACTGTATTTTTGATCCTTTTAATCTCTTGTCATCTGGAGCCTTGTCCATAACGAACGACCATCTGTCTGGAGTGAATGAGTTGTGTGTGTACACCAATCCGTTCGCGGTCGATAGGAATGCCGATGCCGAATCAAAACTTATCGTGAAGTTGGGATTGATCAGTTTCCTAACCTGTCTCTGCACCTGTGTTAGATAACACGCCCAATCCATCTGTGATGTGCCCAGTACGTGCATCCAGTCCTTGCCGTCTAATTTCTTCTCATCTCTCATTATGATTAGACGTTTGAGCATGACTTCCATGTCACACATGTTGATACCGCCCATCGCCCATCCTTCGAATTCGAAGTCCTTTACTGCATCATACCATATCTGTGCTGTGTTCCAGTCGTCACCTTGTAGCACGTTCAATAGTTTGGTCTGACCTAATCTGTTTTTCTGGAAGAACTTGTTGTTGTAGATCGTTCCGTCTAGTGTGTCCTGGAAACTGGTTAACCCTGTCTTTGGTGAGTTGAGATCATCCGCCGCCCATGTTGGCACGTCAAGCGTCATTGCCCAGTCGCTTGTTAGTTCTAGCCAGTTCAATATGTCTGATCTAACCTTGTTTGCTTTGTTACCTTCGAAGTCTTTCCAATCAAATTTGATTACACCTTTTCCTATTTGATATCCTCCGGAGTCTCCCACTATTGTGCTGAATTCTCTATCTCTGTTCACGAACATGTGATCTCTGTCTCCCACTTTCTCCATGTCCAAACAGGCGTGTCCCGCCGAGTACAGTGCTGTGGGATATGTGAACATTCCTTCTTTTGGATTGATGAAGTTAAGTCCTTCAACACCATTCTCGAATCCTGCTGGGATTCGTTCTTCTGCGATGTGTTTGCCTTCTGAAACCCTCTGTTTGCTGATAAACGTGTTGTAGAAGTTTGAAATAGCAGGCAAGAACACCGCGAAGTCTCTGCTCAAGTCTCCTAGGTGTTCCTGCTTACTATTCTTCATCGTCATTATTGCGCCTGTGCTGGTATAATGTACTGGTACTTACCCAGTCCTGAGTCAACGGTGACCATCATAGCACCCTCGTTTGAGAAGTGCAATGTGACCTTCGCTGAGTCAGAAAGTTTAAGTATCTGTAACACCTGCCCCACCGGCCAACTCCAACCCTTGTTAAGTGTGCCCTTAACGTCGGTTGCGAAAACGAACTCACCACCATGTGACGTTCGATCTCAACGTCCCACTTGACGCCCTTGAACTTGACCGTCTTCAGTTTCTCGTTGATGATCTCGGCGTTCATGAACCTGTAGTCGTTCTTGAAGTCACCCTTTTCATTCTCGAAATGGATTCCCGTTGGAACCGTTGTGCCGTTTCTCTCACCGGACAACACTGTTATGTTCGCCTTCTCCTTGTACTCCGGACACTTGAGGTGTATGTCCAGTTTGCCCATCTGTGGCATTCCGAACGTACCTGTCATTTCCGGTTGTGGTTTGTGGAAAGACCCCTGCAGGATCACAGACCTGTCCTCGGCCATTGAGTCGATAGTTGTCTCCTTATCGTCCCCAGTGATCTTGACCAGATCCAAGAATCCCAATCCATGCGTGTGTTTAACGATGTCTTTTAAGATGTCTATCATAATACTGTTATTGTATATGATATTTAGATCTTAGTCTACGGTTATTTCAGAAACTTTGTACACTACAGGATTTTGTTTACCAGGCTTGCGGAATATGGCGTAGTTGGCACCAGGACGGAACTGATTCATCTCCACCACCTCATATCCTTCGTCTTTGATGATCTTGGTCATTGCCGTCTTGGTGTTGTAGTTCCAATACCCTCTCTTGGCCTGGTCTAGGTCAAAATCATAATGGCAATCAGCATACTGTATGAAACAATAACCCCCGGGCACCAGAACCCTTTTGATATCATGAAGGTACTGTTGGATGTGTCGCTGGGTAAAGAACACGAAGGTGTCCCAACTGAACACGAAATTGCAACTGCCCTGCGGAATGTTCGAACATTCTGTGTTCCTGGTAAGATAAAATCTCAAGTATTTCTTGTGGGCGGGATTGAACCTGTTGAAGATTTTCTGTTGAAGTCCTGGTAAAACATCCAGGAAGAAGTTCAATCTCCAGGCCCTGAATTCTTTTGAGAACATTCCATTGCCGGGTCCTATTTCCAGACTGTTGTAGATGTTTGTTCGTGAGAATTGGAATATCTTGGTTTGGATCGATCTGAATAGAAGAGCGTCGACCACAGGTCTTTTGATTTTGCTATTAAGATCCTTACTGAACCATTCGGGGGTTTTATCCAGTCGATCAATGACCTCGTCATTGTTGGCATCCACAGCCATCTCGATGTCTTTTAAAGTTTTCAAACTGGTATCTATTAGTTTTTGTAGATCCTGTTTTTTGACACTCTGCAGTTTCTCAATAAGCAGTTTAATTTCCTCGATACTAAGCATACCAGTATTTAGAATTCGAACAGTTTGTTGAACGTGTTCGTGGTCTCAGTTGATTGAACGTCCCATTCCAGCACTCCGATCAGGTTGTCTATCTTCTGGTCTAGTATCGTGCTCTCCATTGCTTCACTGTCGAACGGCAGTTCCTTGAACCATTCCGGTATACGAAGCTCATCCACTGGATACGCTATGGACGTGTAACCCAAGGGATTAGACTTCAGTTTACAGACGATGACCTTGGCTCCGTCTGTTATGGGCATGGAGTACTTGTCACCATACATCTCACGGCAACGGTTCCAGTTCATGCTGGCCCTCACGTGTCCTGGCATGTTGGTCTTGCCTTTTTTGTTCTCCTCCTCCGTGTACTTGGTCATGTTGTTGGCCCGCTTTGGAGACCCTTTCTCCCATCCTGGCCGTGATTTGAATTCTGCCCTGAATTCACTGATCTTCTCCAGAACTTCTTCTTCCGTGTTGCCCGTCAGTACCATGTACAACAAGTCACTCAGGAATTCCTGAACGAACACCGGTGTGTCTGATCTCTTCAGGTCGAGGCCCATGGCCTTCACTTTGCCCGCCTTGCCTTCGGTGTCCACGCGTTTGCCTTCCTTGTCGTAGTACAACACCGCGTACCTCTTCTTGGTTATGAACAGTCCTTTTGAAGCGACCAGTTCCCTGCCCGCCGCTATGACCTCGCCACGCGTGCCTGGGCAATGGAATGCCCGGGTCATGAATGATTTGAATGATCCGTTGACTTCGTCCGCGATCTTGTCGTACAGCGCGACCACCGACTCTTTGGTCCATGGTATCACACCTTCGTCGATCTCTTTCTTCAGTGTCTTGTGTGCCGTGAAGTACACCGAGTCCGTGTCACCGTACACCACGCTCTCGCCCTTGTGATCGTACTTGCCCGCCACGATCTCGTTGACCTTGCTGGCCATGTGCCTAGTGATACATCTGCCCGTCAGTGTCACACTCTGACCTATCCTGATGTCAAAGAACCTACAGCCTGGGTTCAGGATCGCTCCATACAGACTGTTCAGGTTGATCTTCTTGACCAATTGCCTCTTGTCCCAGTACTCCCTTTCGATCTCGTTGTCACCGCAGTCACGCATCTTCTGTTGCATCTCCTGTCTCTCCGCGTACCACCGTTTCAACAAGCCAGGTATGATGGCCTCGTACTCGTACGTGAATATGGTTCCGTTGGCGCTGAGCATCCACTTGTTGTTGCCGTCGAATATCACATCATACAGTTGTGCCGCACTCATACGCACACTGGTCTTGTCCTCCCAGTCCACTATGATCTCCGTGCCCTTGTCCTGTTTCATCACTGCTTGGTATTCCCATGAGCCGAACTGGCTGTCCCACGCGGCCGCGAACGACTTCTTGGCGTGTTTGGCCCTGTTGATCTCCGCTGAAGTTATCACAGGCCTTATCTGTCCCACGATGGTCTCTGGTCCCATGTTCAAGGCTCGGATCACACTAGGATACAGTGAGTTGATGTCAATAGAACCGATCCAATCATGTATGCCCTTCATCGGGGTCGCCACGTATGCTCCAGCGGCCGGTTGGTTCTCCTCACCTTCCTTCTTGTACTTCCTGCCTGGCACCTGCATGCCTCTCCTGTGCGCTTCGTTAACGATGGCCTGTTCTGTGACTGCCACTGCGCCCATCGTTGTCTGTAGTAGCACCGTGTTCTGGTGTGCGATCTCGTTTGCGAGTTCTATGAACTTCAGTTTCTTCTCTAGTTTTGCCAGCAGTGCCGTGTCCTGTCTGTTGTATTCTATGAACAAGCCAAAGTCGTTCTTGTACAGGTTGTCTAGTGACCCCTCGTACACGGTCTTCTTCTCCCCCAGTTCATGTTCACCTATGGCATCCAGTCTAAATGAATGTCGTTCCTCATAGGTGTATTTCCTGTACAGTTCCAGCAAGTCCAGGTGCACTCTTCCAACCAGATCAAAACTCAACTGCTCTCGACCATATTTCTCGAACACCCTCTTCTTGGGCTTCTCACCCCAGAAGCACAATCTCCTCGTGTCGTCTCCGCTCAAAACTTTTTGTATCCTTCCCACGGTGTATGGGATATCATATCCCTCACTGTTCCAACCTGACAATATGTCTGCGTCTTCCACTAGTTGTAGGAAAGCGTCTAACATGTCCTTCTCCTTCTCGAACAACATCGTATTGTCAAATCTCTTGGTGAGTTCCTCCGCGTCCGTCATGCTGATTGTCTTGGGTGGAACTGCGAGTGTGACCAGTTGATCCGTCCAGCTCATGTAACAACTTATGGCAGTTATGGGCATGAACGGATCATCTGTCGTTGAGTAACCACGATCTGGATCGAAGTCCACCTCAATGTCGAAAAACATCACGTTGAGTTTCGGGGTCTCCTTGCCCAGGTAGTTCTCCTCCAAACACCTGAACACCGGATTGATGTCGTGTTCATAGAGTTGCTTGTTTGATCTTATGCGTTGTTCTTTTATGAATTCCTTGTGTGTCTGGCACACCACTCTCTGCAATGGCTCGCCCGTCATTCCCCTGTGCTTACCTCGGGCATCTGGGTAGTAGAAAACGTACCTAGCATCATACTCCGTGAATATACGACCCTTCTTGGGATCACGCTCTACGACATAAATCCTGTCCTCGTCCTTTTTATATAATGCGTCTATGTAACTCATCTTACCACCAATAACTTGCTACGCCATAACCGTAGACATTTATGACCGCGAAGTAGCCGGTCACCATCATCACGAACGCGGCGTTCCTCCTGTAGGCGGCGTAACACTGTGTCACAGCACCTATGAAGAATCCCGGATAGATTATGGTCATGTCCGGATCCGCGGCCGTGATCGCTAGTGTGAGGCTGGCTCCTACAGTGAATATGAAACTGACCAGTTCGAAGTAGAACGCGGTCCTGTCACTCTCAAAACTACGAAGCCAGAATGATCTGACTTTGTCCAACATTAAAGTTTGCCGGCCGTGTTGAGTATGCTTTCCAGCGTGTCCATTTCGTCAGCGATGTTCTGGTAGTTGCCCTTGTGTGCGACTGATATCGCCTTGTTGATGAGTGCTGGTTTCAGTTCCAGTTCTTCTGCTATCGCTTTTACTGTGTCTTTCAAACCACCTTTTAGATCTTCCACTTCACCCAAAACCTGTGAGCCTTGTGATATGATCTGTATTAACTTCTGCTTTTCAGCGTCGTTGAAATTTCTTACTGCCATTTGTTTCTCCTGTTGTTGAGCGTGTATTATATTACAC